AATGAGTAAGAAGATAATGGGAAACCATCAATGATTGGGTTCTCAATATCATTTGTATGAACATTGTCAAATGCTGGGTTCAATACAAACTTAACATTTGCTAAGAATGGAATTACATATGAAGTATAAGCAAATCCAAAGTTCAAGTCCATACCTTTACCAGTGATTGCACCAATATCAGCAGCTTGGATAAGAAGACCAGATGAAATAGCTTCTTTTTTGATAGCTTCATTTACCATTCTCATTCCACCCATACCAGTTTGAACTACTAAAGATCTTTTTGGATCTGGACCTTGGAACTCAACTTTACCATTAAAGAAGTTGTAGATTTCTCCACGGAACAAATCAAGTGTAAAGTTATTTTTGTTATATACTCTTTTAAAAGAGTTATCCAACTGTCTCCAAAGACCCACAGATAATCTAATATCATCTGGACCATCTTGACGTACTCTACCTCCTTGTCCCCACATTAAGTAAGTCTCAATGTCAGTTGCAACTTTAGAAAGGTGAGCAGATTCCATTTGAGTCAAGAATGTTCTAGAAAGATCACCATTATCAAATGCTTTTTTAACTTTATCTTTACCCATGATCTTGATCATATCTTCTAAAGATGTGATTGAAGGATCCATAGTATTTTTATCAAAAGTTCTCCAGATTTCAGTTACAGGAACTGTACCATCTGCATTCATTCCACCTTTAATCATCAAGTCTGCACGTGATGAGATAGAATAATGTACGTGAGCTTCAGCACCTCCTACAAAGTTGTAGAATTCACGGAAACCAGTTCTTGTAGTAATGTCAGAGAATCTTTCTCCATACTCACCTCTAGCAGAACCTTTACGGAAAACTTTTGTACCATTAGATAAATACTTATTATCTAAATATTTAAAGTTATCATTATTTACTAATTGTACAGTATAAACATATCCGTCACCTAATGGAAGAATATCTTCATCTGTAATATACATCTCAACTCCGTTATATTTGTCATAAGTGATGATATCACCATGTCCAAATTCACGTCTGCTAAGTTTAATACGGAAAGTACTACCGTCAACACCTTTAAAAGTATTATCTGGTTCAATGTCTTCAATAACATATGGAAGATCTACAGATACAGGAGTCTGCCATCTATACTCTCCACGAGCATTATCAACCATAATTACATTTTTGCCACCAAAACTTGACATTTGGTAAAGGGGCATTTCAACTTTTTGAGCCATAGCCCAAAGGTCTACTGGACCTAAATCCATAGGTTCAGCATCTTTTAGCATGTTTACCAAGTGGTATGAATCCACATGGGAACTTGCATTGTAAGCGGTATCTCTAAGGAATATACCATTGTTCATTACTGGAGTTGCCATTTTTTATATTAATTTAAATTGTTACTACTTAAAATCTTTTAAAAAGATTATTTTGTCTTTTAATTGTTTTTTGTGGTTTATTAGAAGTATATCTTCTATCTTCTTCTTCTTCACCAGCAGAAGAGGTTAATCTTCTTGATTGTTCTGTTTTTAATTGTCTTACTACTTTTTCAGTAGCTTCTTTAGATCCTATTTCTCTCACTTTATTTTTATATCCATTTGGATCTGCAAGTAACCAAAGTGCTTCTGCAATAAGATCATGTCTTGGTTCTACAAATTGATACTTCTCTAATAAGTGTCCAAGTAAGTTGGTTGGTTTACCTGATATAGATGGATAATTTGGTTGTACTAATCCTGAGTAAAGTAAACTTTGAGTTTTTTTATCAAGTTTAATTCCACCTATATCACCAACAGATAAAGTATTATAAACATTATCCATGTAATATTTAGCAGCTTCTTCTTGCTGTCTTTTTTTACTTTCTTGTTCAGCTAATTGTTTTGCAACAATCTTTTCTTGCATTTTATCCAATTTTGGTTTAAACTGCAATGCTTTTTGTTCAAGTTTACCAAGATCTTTCCAATCATCAATTTCTGATTCAATTTCTTCAGGAGTACCAAAACTTGTTGCATATAAATATTGTCTTGCAATTTCTTCTTGGTCATCTTCAGATGAAGGATCTAATTGAACTATTTCTTCTACATAAGCAAGAGTTCTAAATAAACCTTTAAGATCTTGTCCACCATCTGCAACGTATTTAGCAGCTATTTGAAGTTCTTCAGGTAATGACTGAAAAAATTCTTTTGGTGTGTTTTGTCTTATGGTTTCTTCTTTCTCTTGTAAGTTAGCTTCAAAAAGTTCTCTGAAATCTTTAGTGCTATATTCTTCTAATGGTTTATCATCATCAAAAGGAATAAGACTTCCTTCTTCAATCATTTTTTGAGCTAGTTCAAATAAACCTGATTTATCTACTTTAGGTCTACCTTTATTACCAGCCTCTTCTTCTTGAGAAATTAATCCATCAAGTTCATTAAATGCTTCTTGAACTTCTGCATCTGATACTGTTTCTTTTTTATCAGACTGATTAGTTTCAGTATCTTTTTTAGAATCCGGTTTGTCAAAGAACGAAGTATCTACAGTTTCTTTTGAAAATAAAGATTTTGGTTTTTCTTCACCAGGTAACATAACATTTTCTGCTCCTGGCATTCCAAAAATCTCATCAATATTTACATCTACTTGTTCTACCGTTGTAGAATCTTGTACCTGATCTTCAGGCTTAGTATTGGTTGTTTCCATTTGTTGGTTTTTATTGGTTTATTACTTTAATATAATAATAAATTTTTAAAATTTAAAAGAATAAAAATAATTTTGAGCACTATATAGCTAACTACTTATTCTTTTTATTTTGTTTATTATCATCATATTTATTTTTATTCTCTCTAGCAATCTGTAATTGTTTATCAGCTATTTCTTTTTGAGTTTGTAATTTCTGTTCTTCTAATGATAATTTTTGATTATGTTTAATCATGTCATCATTTTGTTTTTTTCTCTGTAAATCAGTCTGTTGCTGATATTGTTCAGTTTGTCTTATTTCTTTCATAGCATCTCTGTAATCAGAAACTTCATTCTTATCTATATCAGCCATAGAACCATAACCAGCAGCTCTAATTTCTGCAACTAAAATATCTCTTTGTCTATCTTTTTCTTTTTCAGCCATAGTTGCATCAATCTTCATTTGTTCAATTTCTTGTTGTTTTTGAAGTGCTTGATCTTGCATTTGTTGCTGTTGTTGCATTTCTTGTTGTTTTTGAGCTTGTTGTTTTTGTTCTGTAGACTTAAGAACTGTATTAAGTTCTGCAATAGAATCAGATTGAACAACTTTACCTATATCATAAATACTAGCACCAGTTGTATTATTTTGTAAAGCCATTTGTTTTAACTGTTCTAAAACTGCTCTATGATTTGCTGTAGTAGTACAAAATATATTTAAATCTCTTAACAATAAATCAGTTCCATTTATTTCAAAATTTACTTTTTCATCATTTGCTGTTATATAAGTTAATCTTGAAGATGGATTAGTAGAATGATAATACTGAGCTAAGTCAGTTCTCATTTGATGTACTCTTGGCATTAAATAATCAGCATGCTGTATAAAATATACTTCTGTTTGAGCATATGATGCAGCAACAGCTTGTTCTACTCCTGTAGCAGTTTGTTGAGATAATTGTTGACCCATTCTTTGAGGATTAACACCAATTACTTCATAAGCTTGTTGTTTAAAGTGATTAGCTAACTGTACTCTTGACATTAATCTCTCTGTCTGAGATAGATCTAGTTTTTGAAAATGCTGGAAGTTTAATGCATTTTCAGTGTTTGTAATAGAAGTATCCAATGGTAACATCTGGAAGTTCTTCATTGCTACATATGCTTTAGCATAATTACCTTTACCCCAATCTTCTCCTAGTGAATGTCTTGGTAAAGTATTTTGATCAAGCATAATAATAGTACCTAGTTCATCAACTAGTATGTCAGCTATCTGGTTATTGACAATGTTATATCCAATTTGGTATGGCTTCATTAGATCAATAAGTGCTGTAGACTTAGTATTTCTATCAGAAAATACAGCTCCTTCTACTGGAAGTTTGCATCCATAAAGTGAATTATCACCCTTAAATTGAAATTTAAGTGGTCCAATTTTTTTTCTATTTACACCTATGTACATAGGAGAAAATCCTCCTGGATTATTCATACCCCAAAATGAAGGAATATTTGGTCCAATCTTTACACCACCCCAAACTTCATTAATCCAAATCCAATCTATATGTTCTCCAAAAACTAAATTGTCTTTTGTTTTATTTTTAAAGAGTCTAGTATCATAAATTGGTTTATCAATTACTTTATAATCTTCAGTAATGATTTCATTGGTAACTTCTCCGGATTCAACTATTTTAGTTAAATGTCCTACTTTACGTTGAGATTTCCAATAACATGTAGTTACTCTAAGTAAATAAGCTGTACCTTGATCATAATAATCTTCTCCTTCAGCAAGTATCTGTGTAATTACATCAGATCCATCAAGAACATTACCTGACATAAAAGAAGTATATTGTCTATATGCAAGAGACGGCATTTGAGTATTCCAATCATGTGATTTAGTACCATCATAAAAAGAACCATCATTTTGCATACCACCAATTGTATAACCAGCTGATCTAATAGGATATATTGCTTCTAAAGCTTGTAATTGTTCATCATCCATTAAGTATCCATACTTGTCAATAACATCTGCCGGAGTAAGCATATCTGTTTTACCTACCCAATTAGATTGTGAAATATATCTAGCATCTGGAGACTTATGATAAAAACAAAGAACAGGATTCCATAATTCTACTTCATAATCATCTTCCATCATATGAAAATGCCAGAACTCTCTATCTGTAATTAACATATCACGGAAACCTCTTTCCTCTAACTCATCCATTCTAAATCTTTCAACATCTACTTTATGTTGATGTGTAGCCCACTGTTCTATCATAGAACGGTAATCTTTTTTAAAGAACTGTTCTATTTCAGGTAATGATTTTAAATTATCAGGAGTTAATTGTTGTTGTGCTTCCTCTGATTCAGGATCTAAACCTTGTTCTAATAAAGCTGCTGTAACTTTAACTTGAGCATCTGATAATAAAACTTCTTCTACCATTGCTCTTTTTTGTTCCATCATCTCATTGTATGAGAACTCATCAACAGCACGGTAAGTAAGTTTAGTTGATCTCTTAGCAAACTCAGCTACTAAAACATTGATAACATTAGGTATAATAGGATAAAACTTTAATTCTAATGCAGAAGCATCTTCTTTAGTTAGTAGTTCTACTATATCTTTATAATCATTATCTTCTTCAATTATATAATCTGTTCTATCAATAATACCTTTTGCTAGTTTATAATTTTTCATTAATCTTCTAGCATTTCTTCTAATTTGTTTTAGTCCTTGCCACTCCAACCAGTCAAGATTCCATGCAGCCCATTCATCATCTTTTTCTTTTTTGGGTAAAAATTGCAAAGGTTGAGTAATAGTACCCATGCGGTTCTGTTCTACCTTAGCTCCTTTTTTTAGTTGTAACGCATTATATACTTGCATATCACATCAGTTTAAATATTGTTTTATTTTTGGAAACTCCATTAAGCTGTCTAGATAAAGTAGAATATTTTATATTATATTTTCTACATACTTCAGATATTGAGCTATAAACTTTTTTTGTTTCCAAATTAATAACTTTTTTTTGAATACATGAATAATCTTTATTTACATTTAGAATGGATAAGTCAGATAAGGCATAAACTTTTTTATTTTTTAACTGTTTAATTTCTTCTTTACTAATCCCTTCTCCAAATTTTAAATAACAATTATTTATAGATTTTCCTACAATACAAGCTCTTCTTACTCTTGATGGGCTTGTATTTAAAAATAAGGATGCCTCTACTAATGTATTATAATTATATATAATATAAGTTTTTAAATCCACAATTACAAGTTTTCTACTATTCTTATTAACAAATCTCTGTCCTTTTCTACACTGTGGTTTTAATTTATATCTTTTTTTAGCAGCAATTGAAATTTTTAATTTTGCTTCATCTGTGTGTTGTAAATTTAAAATACCTTCACCCCCATCTGTTAAATTACATAAGGTGCCTGTACAATTATCTACTCTTCCATATTGTTTTATATATTCTTTTTCTTTATTACAAGCTTCTTCCCATGTTAAATTATCATGTAATATGTTAACTTTAAAAACATTATTACATTTTTTTACAATATTTTTCCAATAAGTATTGCGACCACACTTACTGTAAGCTCTAGAATTTTTTTTACCAATACCAATATAAAAAATAGTATCTGTGTCAGGTCTTATATGTGCATACACACAACTCATTTATTTTAAATTTTTAAATGGATTTCTTGATATTTTATTAACTATTTTATTAGTTGAACCCATGTGTCTAAATGGTTGAACTGATCTTTTAAACAAATTTTCTGACTTTTGCAAGTTTTTAGCTGCATCATCCATAATTGTTCTTTTAGTATAACCTCTATTTGACTCTTGAATTTTCATAAAAGACACTAATGCAGCAAATGAAACTAATCTATCCACGTTTACTCCATCAGCATATTCTCTCATTTCTTTAATTAACATAGGATCTGGTATACGTTCAATACCATATTTAGTTTTTACAACTGTTCCGTCAGATTTTAATTCTTGATCTAATTCTTCTTTACAAAATTCTATAGCATAACTAAGAAGGTGAGCTTTAAAAAGAGTACCTGTATTTTTCCAACCATATTCTTGAAATACATTAGCATTAGAACCAAGATCTTTTAAGAACATAATTTGACTTTTAGGAACTAGATATTTCTGTTTTTTTCTGGAAATCATATACTGAATAAATAATGATATGTTATTTTCTACAAGTGTCCATGCATTATACCACTCAATTATAAGTTCTAATTGTTTGTGTGTTTGATTAATGTCATCATATCTACCACACCAAGCTGCTACAATTTTACCTTGTTCTATATATGTCTCAGTTTCAACACCTGTAACTTTAGTTACTTCAATTGGAGCTTTCATTATATATATTGAACACAGTGATTCTGAGGTAGTTGTCTTTCCCTCAGACACCGGGTCAATAGATGCATAATACATTCCAAATGTAGGATCTGTTACTGGTCTTTCCCATACTACAAGACAACCTGTTTTATCTTCTGTCTTTTTAGAAATAGGAAATTCCATTATAGGTCTTTTGTTACTTTTATTGACTACAGGTTTTCCTTCTGCACTAGATTCAATTTGTAAAAACTCATATGCATATTCCTTATCTTCAATTCTTCTTTCTTGTGCTGATAAAAGATGTGGTGGAAATACTGATACTGTTCTATAGGCAAAAGCTTCTTTAATATTTCTTGGATGCTGAGATATCCTTAACTGATAATCTTCAGGAGCAAGTTCATCTTTCCATTGTTTAAATTGTTTTTCTAATGCTTCTATTGCTTCTTCTACAAGTGAATTACCATAAGAATCTATATAAGGAGGCATAGACCATTGTTCAGGAATAAATAAACCTGACATACCTATAGTACCTTTTTCATCTATAAGATTTGTTTCTACTGCATAAATATCTTTAGATGTAGGATTTAATATCATATCTTTTAATGGATTACACTGAGATAAGTCTCCCACAGATCCTGCAGCTATAAACATACCTGTAGTTATTAAACCTGATCTCATTGCTGGTCTCATATACTCATATGTCTGATCCATTTTAGGTGCAATCCCAGCCTCTTCATGAAAGAAGTATTTAACTGGACCCCCTACACCATTTGTTGGATCTTTTTCAAATGACATACCTTGAATAGTACCTTTAAGACCAACTTCTGTTTTTCTATCACCTTTTCTTACCTCAATCTTCTGTTGCCACATCATAACTTTACTTGGATTCATTGGACGGTACCATGCAGTATGTTCATTTAAGAATGCAGCATATTCATCTAAAAATTTCCAAGATCCTTTTTCATTAATATAGTCTTTAAGACTAGCACCCATTTTTAAAGTAACTCCTGCTTCAAACCATTGTTGATTTATAAGTTTACCCATATGATAATAAGAAGATGCTATCTGACGTTTCTTTAAAATAGCAGAGTGTTTATAGTTTAGTTCTGCTAAAAGTTCATAAAGAGCCATATGATATTGAGCATCTCTAATTTTAGCAAAGTCAAACTTTTGTTGTTCTTTATCAAAGATTGGTAAAAAATTTAACCACATATAGTATTCTCTTGCAAGAAACCAGGTAGAATCTTTATCCTTTATAATTATACCTTTTCTACATTTAACTTTTTGGTCATCCCAATAATTTATAAAGTCTCTTGATTTGAAGGGAGCTGTACAGTATACCCCATCTTTTTTAAATTTAGTTGACTCTGATATAAATACTTGGTTTGTAAGTTCATTAAACTTATATTGACCTGGTTCTTTAAAAAGATCTCTAATAAAGTTACTGAAGTCTTCTCTGGATTCAAAACTTGTAGTTGTCCATTCTTCGTTTTCATAAGTTGGTATGTCTTGATAAATTTCACTCATAGTTACTGATCATATGCTGTACCTATTCCTCCACGCACTCTACTGGACTGTTCTTCCTGAAGATCTTTGTAGGCACCTTTAAATGATGCTCTAATTGCTTCATAGTTTTTAGCTGCAGCAATTAATGAATTTATATTTCCATCTCTACCAGCAGTAATTGTTGTAACCTCCATATATCTTGCTAATCTATCTAGCATAGATGCAATACCTTTATATGCTCTGGATGTAGGAGTCTCATACATTTTTTCACAAAACTTAAGAGCTATAAAGATTGTTTCATCTTCAGTAGAAAACTCTGCTCCAATCTGTTGTAGTACTAGAGATTCTTTATCTACATCTGGAGTAAAGAAAAATGGATTTAGATCAGGATTTGGACAACACATATAAAATAAATACATGTATATTTTAAGATAATCATCCGGATATTCATCCATTACATCTTTAAGAGCTTTTAATGTATAGCAATGTTCAGTAGGTATTACTACTCCATTCTGTACATCAAATAGTTTAGTTAAAATCATTTCTTTTTAATTTTATGTCTATTATCACTAAGGTAGTGAATAATTGCTAATACTTCATCTACCAAATAAGGTACTGAAATTGGTATGACTTCTTTTACAATTGGTTCCCCGTTTTCATCTAACTTACTTATAGGATATCCCCAATCATCTTCTTTCTCTACTTCAAAAGTAATATGATGTATAAATATTCTCCCCGGCTTTAATTTTGGATTATGCTTAAGTATAATATACATATAAATACTAAGCTGTAATGCATAATGATAAAAATTACAATCATCAAGACTATCTACAGGAGAAGTCATTTTTTCAGATTTACCATCCCAGTCTACATAAGATTCTTTCTTTATTTCTTTATTAGTTTTATAGTCAATGATATTTACTTTACCATTGACTATTTCAACTAAGTCTGATTGACCACAGATTCCTGCTGATCTTAAATAGACCATATGTTCTGGATACACGCCTGGTTCTAGTTTTTGACTTGGAGCAAGTTTCACACCTTCTCTAACTTCAGAAGGTTTAAATACAGGAACAGTTACTCCTTCCCTTTCTATTGAAGCTAAAGAACATAAATCACTCTCTCTTTGATTATGATACCATGTACCAAGAGTAGTTGATCTAGTAGATTCATTATTCCATATTTCCTGAATAATTTTAGGATCTATTCCT